AATATGGCAGTTGCAGATCCAACGACTTCGCAATCGGGCACTTGGAGTCGTACTGGAGCACTAGTTACGGTTACGATTAACAACAATGGTTTAACAAACGGTCAACGGGTATTTTTAGATGTTGCGGCTGGAACTACCATGCGTGATGGGGTGTACGAAGTATCTAACGTAACAACTAATACATTTACAGTGACTTCAGCAACATCTGGAGTGGCTTCTGGTACAGTTACAATGTACACAGATATTTATTTAGAAGTTGATACGTTTAACACAGTTGGTTTACCCATTAAGATTCCAGGTGAAGGTATTTACTGCCCTAATGGATTCTTTGTAGGGGTTGGATCAAGCGTAACTGCAACGGTGTTCTATGGCTAAGAAGAAAGGCGTCTCTCTTGCGATTGGTCGTGGTGAGAAGCTGCCTGTATCCAAGGGCGCTGGGCTTACCGCCAAAGGTCGTGCTAAATATAATGCAGCGACTGGCTCGAATCTAAAGGCTCCGCAGCCCGAAGGTGGTGCTCGTAAGCGTTCGTTCTGTGCTCGAATGTCTGGTATGCCTGGTCCAATGAAAGACGAAAAAGGCCGCCCAACTAGGAAGGCTGCTTCTCTAAAGAGGTGGAAATGTTAAATATGTTAGAACTTTGGACTGGTGGGTTAACCATATTTGTGGCGTTGATTGGATACATCATGCATGAAAAGTTCAACGAACTAAAACGGATTGATATTCTTCTTAATAAAACCCGTGAGGAGGTAGCACGTGATAACGTCACTAAAGCAGAAGTTGACCGCATTGTTGAACACATGGACGCAAGGTTTAACAAACTTGAAGATAAAATTGACCAACTTATTAAAAGGTGAAAAAAAATGAAACATTCAGATATTGCCAAAGACAAACCAATGATGAAGAAAGTAGCTGCTAAAGCCGTTAAAGGACATGAAAAGCGTATGCACAGCATGGCTAAAGGCGGTGGCATTGAAATCAAAGGCAAAACCAAAGGCAAAATGATTAAGATGATGGGCGGCGGTAAGGCTTGCTAAATGCCAATTGAGCCTGTAGACCCTTCTAAAAAAGTTGGCGGTAATGGGAATGAGAAATATAAACCTCCCAAGGAAAAGTTTGGGCCTAGCGAATACGATAAAGCGGCGGAAAAAGTGAAACAAGATAACGAAAAAGCTAGGGCTGAAGCACATAAAATGGCTGTAGAGCAAAGGGAAAAGGTTAAAGCTGAAAGCCCACGCACTTATACCGAGAGGTTACAGGATATGGGTAGATTACCTAGTGGTGGTAGTAGTAGCACTGGCATACCAAAGACTAACCGTGACCTAATGAAAAATAACAAAGCTGGCGGGATTATTAAATCAGCTTCAAACCGTGCTGATGGCATAGCCCAGCGTGGTAAGACTAAAGGAAGGATTGTGTAATGGGAAAGCCACTACAGTTAGATGACGAGGGCAACATTATGAATGATGTAGAGACCCAAAAGACCCAAAAAGCCTACGCTAACTATGAAGCTGAGCTTGCTAAGAAACAGAAAGAGCGCGAATCAAAGGCAAAAGGGGAAGCTCTACTAAAGTTTGGGACTGATCTAATGGGTCGCCCTACAAAGAAAGCCAAGGGTGGTATGGTAGGTTCTGCGTCCAAACGTGCAGACGGTTGCGCTGTTAAAGGCAAAACTAGAGGCAAGATTGTATGAGAGCCAGCCGTGGCATGGGTGCCATCAATCCTTCTAAAATGCCTGGTGGTAAAAAGAAAGCCCGTAGAGATGATACCGACTTTACGCAGTATAAAGAGGGTGGTACGGTTAATAAAGCTGGTAACTATACGAAACCTGGTATGCGCAAGGCTTTATTTAATAGTATTAAAGCGTCTGCCACGCATGGTACGGGGGCAGGTCAATGGTCAGCTAGGAAAGCACAACTCTTAGCTAAACGTTACAAAGAAAAAGGTGGAGGTTATCGTGGCTAAAAAGTTTCCTGATGTAAGTGGTGACGGCGAAGTAACAAAAAAAGACGTCCTTATGGCTAAAGGAGTTATACCTAAAACTGCAGCCGCTAAAAAAGGTGGTGCAGTTAAGAGTAACTTTATCCAAGAAGCCATTAAAAAACCTGGTGCCTTAAGAGCATCTATGGGTGTTAAAAAAGGTGAGAAGATTCCCGCTAAGAAGCTTGCTGTAGCGGCTAAAAAGCCAGGCAAGATGGGGCAACGTGCAAGATTAGCGCAGACTTTGTCTAAGTTTAAAAAATGAAATGGTCAGACAAGCGCAAAAAGTCGATCAACTGCGAGAGTCCAAAGGGGTTCTCGGAGAAGGCTCATTGCGCCAGCAAAAAGAAGAAGATGGCAGGGGGTGGTTTAGCAAAATCACAGCAGTCTTTAAAAGCTTGGGGAGACCAAGACTGGCAGACCAAGTCAGGCAAGAAGTCGTCCGAGACGGGCGAGAGATACCTGCCCAAGAAAGCAATACAAGCGTTAAGCCCAAGCGAGTACGCAGCAACAACACGAGCAAAGCGGGCGGGAAAAGCACAGGGAAAACAGTTCGTGCCCCAGCCCAAAGGAATAAAAGCAAAAGTAAAACCGTATAGGAAGATATGACTACTACAGGTACCACAGCTTTTAATCTAGATATGAACGACCTCATTGAGGAGGCGTTTGAACGTTGTGGTTTAGAAGTTCGGTCTGGTTATGATTTCCGTACTGCACGACGGTCTTTGAACTTGCTTACCATTGAGTGGGCAAACCGGGGTATTAACCTTTGGACGGTTGAGCAAGGGCAGATTCTAATGAACACGGGGCAGGCTATTTACCCTATTCCTGTAGATACAATTGACCTCTTGGATACTGTGGTGCGTACTAATAACGGTCAAGGTAATAATCAGATTGACATCAATATTAGTCGTATTAGCGAGTCTACATACATCACCATTCCTAATAAAAACGCTACAGGGCGCCCTATTCAGGTCTGGATTAACCGACAGTCAGGTAACGTTGCAAGCGTCTCACAGGCTGCTTTAAATGGTGCTATTGACGCAGATGACACAACTATTACCTTAGTTAATGCTGCTAACCTCCCAACTCAGGGGTTTGTCAATATTGACAACGAGACCATTGGCTATCAGAACATCGTAGGAAATCAAATCTTAAACGCTTGGCGGGGTCAGAACGGTACAACAGCGGCAAGCCACACAACAGCCACGGCGGTATATACCAACAATTTACCTTCAATTAACGTTTGGCCTACCCCTAACCCACCAGGAACCCAATACACATTTGTGTATTACAGAATGCGTAGAATACAAGATGCAGGCACTGGTATCAGGACTCAGGATATTCCGTTTCGATTTATTCCCTGCATGGTAGCGGGTTTAGCTTATCAGTTAAGCACCAAGATGCCTGGGATTGACCCTAATAGAATTATGATGCTTAAATCTGACTATGAACAACAGTGGACACTAGCAGAGCAAGAGGACCGGGAAAAAGCCCCAATTCGGTTCGTGCCACGTAACTCGTTTTATTACAGATAAATGATATGCCAAGTAAATTTGCTTCAGGTAAGTATGCAATTGCTGAGTGCGATAGATGTGCGCAGCGGTATAAGCTTACGGAGTTAAGGATACAGATATTAAAGACAAAACCGTATCAAGTTAAGGTTTGCCCGTCGTGTTGGGATCCAGATCAGCCTCAGTTATCTCTAGGTTTGTATCCAGTAAATGATCCACAGGCAGTACGGGAACCAAGACCAGACGTGAGTTATTTGGTATCAGGACAAAGTGGATTGCAGATTAACGAGACGGGTATTGGACCAAATGGGTTTGGTAGTCCAGAAATGGGTAGTAGGGTGTTTCAGTGGGGGTGGAATCCAGTCGGGGGAAGTAGGGGTCCTGATGCAGGTTTAACTCCAAATGACTTGGTACAACAAGTAATTGTTGGTACAGTAACGGTAACAACAACTTAAGGAGTTAAAAATGTATAAATCAGGCGCAGACGGCATTACTAAACAGGGCAAAACCAAAGGTAAAAACCTAGGTAATTCAGGTCCAACAGTAGCTATTGAAAAAGGTCCAAAACACAGCGGCTCTAAAGGCGGCAAAACCAATGCAGATATGAAAAAAATGGGTCGTGGTCTTGCAAAGATTGCTGCTCAAAAGAAAGGTTAATCATGGCTAAATTTTCTATGAAAAAAGGTGGCAAGGAAGTAGGACCTGCTGAGGTTTATGCTGCACCGCACACAATGGATGGTAAGAAAATAACTACAGTAAAATCTGCTGTTACTAAGCCAGGCAATGGCGTAGATCAGGTAAATATGTCTGTAGGCGGATATACCAAGAACAACGATCAACCAATTAACAAGCATGGTGAGATGAAACAGCGTGGATCAGGCGCAGCAACTAAAGGCTTTACCTCACGAGGCCCGATGGCATAATGAATTACGCACAGTTAACGCAAGCGATTCTTGACTATTCTGAGTCTTATGAACAGACTTTTGTAGACAATATTCCGCTTTTTGTCCAGCAATGTGAGGAGCGGATTTATAACGCCGTTCAAATACCAGCCATTCGTGCGAATCAGGTTGGTAACTTTACACAAGGCGACAAGTACCTTGCGTTACCTCCAGACTACTTAGCGTCCTTTTCGATGGCGGTTATTCTGGCTGATGGTAGCCAAGAGTTCTTAATCGACAAGGATGTTAACTTTATTCGGCAGGCGTACCCAAACCCTACAGATGAAGGCGTTCCTCGTTATTACGCCCAGTTTGAGCCGTATACATACATTATTGGACCGACTCCCGATCAAAACTACAATGTAGAACTGCACTACTACTATTACCCACAGTCTATTGTTATTGCTGGGACATCTTGGTTAGGTGATAATTTTGAAACTGTATTGTTGTATGGTTCGTTAAGAGAAGCCGTGATCTTCCAAAAGGGGGAGCAAGACATGGTTAGTTACTACGAAGCCAAATATCAAGAATCCTTAGCGTTACTCAGAGAACTGGGTGATGGTAAAGATAGAAGAAGCGCATACCGTGATGGACAACTTAGACTGCCCGTACCTGGGCCTGTTAGATAATTTTTTAGGAGCAAAAAATGGCAATTACCCAAGCAATGGCTACATCGTTCAAGGTTCAACTCTTGAATGGTCAGCAAAACTTTTCCGCAAACACATTTAAATTAGCGCTGTACACCAGCTCTGCTAGTTTGGATGAGAACACCACTGCGTATACAACTAGCAATGAAGTAGCTTCTGCTGGTAACTATTCAGCTGGTGGCAATACTTTATCGGTTAGCGTAACCCCAACTAACACTGGAAACGTAGCTTTTATCTCGTTTACTAATAGCTCTTGGGCAAATGCAACGATTACTGCTAATGGCGCTTTGATTTATAACGCTAATTTAGCAAACGCTGCTGTATGCGTATTAGCTTTTGGTGGTGATAAGACATCGACTAATGGTACATTTGCAGTGAACTTCCCAACCGCTGACGCAACCAACGCAATTATTCGTTTGACTGCAAGCTAAGGAGCTGTAAATGGCTCTTGTCTTAAAAGATAGGGTTAAAGAAACCACAACTGTTACCAGTACGGGTACGGCTACCCTATTGGGTGCGGTAGCTGGCTATCAATCTTTTTCTGTTATTGGTAATGGAAATACGTGCTATTACACGATTGCTGCGCAAACTAGCTCAGACTGGGAAGTTGGTATTGGTACATACACTTCTCCTGACCAATTAAGCCGAGATACAGTTCTTTCTTCTAGTAATAGTGGTTCCTCCGTTAACTTCTCAGCGGGCACTAAAGACGTTTTTGTAACACAACCATCATCAAAAGCGGTATACACCGATGCAAGCAATATCATTAATACCTCTGGTAACGCTGCCACAACTGTTACTTTTACTCAAGTTAACACCACAAACTTAGTTGCCAGCACGGTCACTCTAACGGCTGGAACAATTAGCACCAACGCTGCTAATGCCACGGATATTACAAACAAAGCCTATGTAGACGGTTTAGTTACCTCTGGTATTCATTTTCACGAACCTGTTTTAGTTGAAGAAGATATAGCTTTAGACGCTGTGTATGTTCAACCAAACGGTGCTAGTAATGGTGTAGGTGCAACACTTACAAATAACGCTGCTAATGCTGCTCTTGTTGTTGATGGTGTAAGCGTATCTAACACAGCCCGTATTTTGGTATATGCACAGGCTAATGCGGTACAAAACGGTGTATATACAGTTACTAATCCAGGTAATGCTTCTGCACAGTGGGTATTAACCCGTGCAACCGATGCCGATACATTTGGTTTGACTAGTCCTGATAATTTAGGAGAAGGTTCAACTTTCTTTGTATCGTCTGGTAATACAGGCGCTGGTCGGACGTATACATGTAATACAACAGGCACAATTACATTTGGCACTACAAACATTACGTTTGCGCAAGTTAGTACTTCCCAAATTTATTCTGCTGGTACAGGTCTTAATCTTTCTAACTTGATATTTAGCATTTCAAACACCACAGTTACTGCCGCTACTTATGGCGATAGTGGCAACGTTGCTCAAGTTACAGTTAATGCTCAAGGTCAACTTACCAATGCAGCCAACGTAGCTATTAATGCTTCTAGTATCACAGTTGGTACTTTAGCCAATGGTAGAACAACCGCCGCTTCCGCTAACGGAGCAAGCACAATCGTATTGCGGGATTCTAACGGCTCGTTTAATGCCAATGTAGGAACCTTCACAACCGTCAATGCAACCAATGGTAACTTCACCAATATCACAGGTAATGCCGTTGCTCTAACGGCTATCAATGCTTCTAACGTCACCTCTGGTACTTTAGATAACGCCCGTACTACAGGTAATACAGCAAATAGCGCAAGCACAATAGTCCTTCGGGATGCTTCTGGTAATTTTGGGTCTAACGTTATTAGCGCTTCTTTGTTTAGTGGTGACGGCTCAGGCATTAACGCCATTAACGCCAGCAACATCTCATCTGGAACCATAGCTAACGCAAGAACTACAGCGGCTTCTGCTAACGGGGCTTCTACTATTGTTCAGCGTGATTCAGGCGGTAGCTTCACTGCTAATACAGGTACGTTTACCTCTGTTTCTGGTAATGGCGTAGCCTTAACCGCTATTAATGCATCTAACATTGCATCAGGGACTATTGCAAATGCAAGAACGACTGCTTCTTCTAGTAATGGCGCTAGTACTATTGTTCTGCGGGGAGCTTCTGGTGAATTTGCTGCTGGGGCAATAACAGGTACATCTTTTTCTGGTAACGGCTCTGCTCTTACCGCTATTAATGCTTCGGCAATTACTACGGGAACTTTAGACAATGCCAGGACTACTGCTGCTTCTGCTAATGGAGCTTCGACAATTGTTGTTCGTGATGCTAATGGTTCCTTTGCTGGGAATGTAATTACAGGTACTACGGGAACTTTTACTTCGGTTTCTGGTAATGGCGTAGCTCTAACTGCAATTAACGCTTCTAACATATCTAGTGGAACTATAGCTAACGCAAGAACAACCGCAGCTTCTGCTAACGGAGCTTCGACAATTGTTGCTAGAGATGCAAACGGATCGTTTACGGCTAACGTAGTTACTGGTACGACTGGAACTTTTACTAGTGTGTCTGGAAACGGGGTTGCTCTTACAGCAATTAATGCTTCTAACATCTCATCTGGGACCATAGCTAACGCTAGAACGACGGCTTCTGATGCAAACGGCGCTTCTACAATTGTTTCTAGGGATGCTAATGGGTCGTTTACTGCAAACATTATTACGGCTAACGGTTCTGCAATCAGCGCTATTAATGGATCAAACGTCACCACAGGTACGGTTGCTAATGCAAGAACCACTGCAGCCAGCGCCAATGGCGCAAGTACTATTGTTGTTCGTGACGCAAACGGATCATTCGCTGGAAACGTCATAACAGGAACTACTGGTACGTTCACTTCAGTATCAGGTAATGGTGTAGCGCTTACAGCCATCAATGCTTCAAATATATCCAGCGGGACCATAGCAAACGCCCGTACAACCGCTGCGTCTGCTAACGGAGCTTCGACTATAGTAGCCCGTGATTCTAACGGATCTTTCACTGCAAACGTAGGAACATTTACTAGTGTGTCTGGAAACGGTGTAGCCTTAACCGCAATTAACGCTTCAAACATTTCGTCTGGAACCATAGCTAACGCCCGTACAACCGCTGCGTCTGCAAACGGTGCTTCAACAATCGTATCTCGTGATGCTAACGGGTCATTTACTGCTAACGTAGGAACATTTACTTCTGTATCGGGTAATGGCGTAGCCTTAACCGCAATTAACGCTTCAAACATTTCGTCTGGCACTATAGCTAACGCAAGAACGACTGGCAATACGGCTAATAGTGCAAGTACATTGGTGCTGCGTGATGCGTCAGGTAACTTTGCTTCTAACGAAATTAGCGGTCAGGAAATGATTGCTACAAACGGCTTATTTGTAAACAGCTTAACAATATCTTCTAGTTACAGTATTCCAGCAAACTCTTCGGCTGTGTCGGTTGGGCCTATCACTTTAGCAAACGGCGTAAGCGTAACTGTGCCATCTGGTGGTCGCTGGGTCGTTTTATAAGGAATCATTATGAGCATCATACTTCAAGGAAGTACTTCAGGTAGCGTTACATTACAAGAACCAGCCGTTGCTGGTACTACTGTATTAGACTTACCAGCCACAAGCGGAAATGTTGTTGTAGATTCAGCTACTCAAACGCTTACAAATAAAACTTTAACAAGCCCAACAATTGGCGGAACTCCTACAGGTGTAGGTGTTTTAACTAGAGGAACTGTTGTTACAGCAAGCGGAACTTCTGTTGACTTTACTAGTATTCCTAGCTGGGTAAAACGAGTTAGCGTTGTTTATTCAGGTTTAAGCACAAATGGAAGTAGTGCTTTATTAATTCAATTGGGTGATTCAGGTGGAATTGAAACAACTGGCTATATAAGCACTTCAGTTACTACTGATAGCACAGGTGGTACTGCTGGTACGAGCTCAACAAGTGGTTTTGTAATATGGCAAGATAGTGCAAGTTACGCAACTCAAGGAATAGCAACAATTATTAATATTACAGGAAATAACTGGGTGCTTTCTCAAGCTGGTAGATTGCTTTCTACGAATGTTACTACTAGCGGTGGCGATAAAACACTTTCAGCAACTCTTGACCGAGTCCGCATCACCACAGTAAACGGCACAGACACTTTTGATGCTGGTTCAATCAACATTCTTTACGAGTAAATCATGGACAGAATAGAAATGAATGTGATTACTGGTGAGCGTAAGGTAGTTGAACTAACTGCTGAGGAAGTAGTACAGGCACAAGCCCAGTACGCAGCGTGGTTAGCAGCACAGCCAACCAAAGAAGAACAGATTGCTAAACTGCAAGAGCAGATTGACGCATTAAAAGGAGTGTCATAATGGCTGTCACACTAAATGCGAGTACAACCACAGGGCTGGTTCAGAGTGCTGATACAAGTGGAATTATTACTCTACAGAACAATGGCACAAACGCAGTAACTGTTGATAGCGGTAATCTTCAATTTAATTCAGGCTATGGCTCAGTAGCTACTGCATACGGATGTCGTGCATGGGTTAACTTTAATGGTACTGGTACTGTAGCTATTCGTGCAAGTGGTAATGTAAGTTCTATTACTGATAATGGTACTGGTAATTACACGGTTAATTTTACAAATGCTATGCCTGATGCAAATTATGCAGCCAGTTATTCTGCTGCAAGACCATCGTATACTGCATCCGATATTACTTTGGCTATTACTGCTGCTCCAACAACTTCAGCATTACAAATTACTACAATGAATGGTGCAGGAACGGCTCAAGACAACTTAATTGTGTCTGTTTCAGTATTCCGCTAATCAGGAGAAATTATGAACCAACGAATTATTTACCCTAATGACAATGGTGGTGTAGCAATCTTGATACCAACTCCTGAGTATTTGGTTGACCACACAATTGAAGAATTAGCGGCTAAAGATGTGCCAGCTGGTAAGCCATTTAAGATTGTAGATGTTGCCGACATCCCTACAGATCGCACATTCCGTAACGCATGGGAGTATCAAGAATGATTACGATTAACTTTGACAAAGCCAAAGCGATTACTAAAGACCGCCTAAGAGCAGAGCGTACACCTTTATTGCAAGCCCAAGATGTAGCGTTTCAGAGAGCATTAGAGTCAGGTGCAGACACCACAGCAATCGTAGCTGAGAAACAACGGCTAAGAGATATTACCCAACTAGCTGACCAAGCAACTACGCTTGAGCAGTTAAAACAAATAGAGGTTTAATATGCCAATCACTATAGACGGCACAAACGGAATAACGCAAGCCGACCAATTTAACTCCGATAGTACCTTTGGATTCAAGAATCGCATCATAAATGGTGCAATGGTTATTGACCAAAGAAACGCTGGTGCTAGTGTTACTCCTACTGCTTCTGCTTATACTTTAGACAGATGGAAAGCAGTTTTAGATGTTACTTCTAAGTTTAGTGTTCAACAAAATGCTGGTGCTGTAACACCCCCTACAGGATTTAAAAACTATCTAGGGGTAACTTCACTTTCTGCTTATACAGTAGGGACTAACGAATCATTTTATTTACAACAGCCCATAGAAGGGTTCAATACATCAGATTTAGATTTTGGAACTGCTAATGCAAAGACAGTAACTTTATCGTTTTGGGTTCGTAGTTCATTAACTGGCACTTTTGGTGGTTCTATTTGGAATAGTGCTGTTAATAGACTATATCCATTTACTTATACAATCTCAGCCGCTAACACTTGGGAATATGAAACAATAACCATTACTGGCGATATAACTGGCACTTGGATAGGTGCAACTAATGGTGTTGGTTTATTTCTAAACATTCTTCTAGGTGCTGGCTCAGGAGTAAGTGGAACTGCTAATGCTTGGGGTACTGGTACATCTTATTTCCCTACAGGTGCAACATCAGTAGTCGGCACAAACGGAGCAACTTTCTACATCACAGGAGTTCAGCTAGAGGTAGGCTCTACAGCTACTAGCTTTGATTACAGACCTTACGGTACAGAACTGCAGCTTTGCCAACGTTATTATTACAAAGCGGTTACAGGAACTTTATTTAACCAATTAGCGTTTTGTAATGTTAGAACTACAACATCACACTATGCTTTCTTACAAATGCCAGTAACTTTAAGGGCTAATCCATCTTCTGTTGATTACAGCACTATTGGAATTATTGCCGCTTGGGGTGCTGCTGTAACAGGATTAAATAGTTTAACTTTGGCTGATGCGGCTTACGGTGCTGGTCAAACTCAAGTTCTTTTAGATGCAGTAACTTCAAGTGGTGTTGGAACTGTTGGTCAAGTATCAATGTTACTAGGCAACAACTTTGCAACTGGTTATGTTGCTTTAAATGCGGAACTTTAATATGTATAAAGAAATTATCCAAGATAGTCCTTATGGCAAACCTTCTAAATTTATCATTCGTGATAATGGTGATGGTTCTTTTACATCATTCTTAGCACAAGAAGATAACGAATTTTATAAAGCCTACCTAAAATGGCTTGAAGAAGGTAACACCCCAGAGGCTGCTGAGTAATGTTTGCAGAATCACCGTATGCAGGGTCGCCATTTGCTTCGCTAGGTGTTGCTGCTGACGTATCTATAACGGTAGTAGGTGTTTCTGCGGTAGGGGTAGTAGGCACAGTTGATGTCGTAACAGACCAAAATATTGATGTAACAGGCGTAAATGCCGTAGGTCAGGTAGGGACTGTAAGTGTTGTTGCTGAAGCTAATGTAGCGTTAACGGGTATTAATACCCCTTGCCTAGTTGGTAATGTAGACGTTAAAGCCGATGCGGTCGTTGACCTGACTGGGGTGTACGCTGTAGGGCGTATAGGTAACGTAACTGTACAGGCTGGTGCAGAAATAACAGTTACTGGGGTTTATGCGGTAGGGCGCCTTGGAAACGTAACGGTTACAGGTAACGTTGTAGTTAATTTGACGGGCGTTAAGGCAGTAGGCAGAATAGGCAACGTAGAGATTTCTGGCGGTGCAACAGTATTTGTTACTGGCACCCAAGCAATAGGTCGGATCGGCAATGTCACGGTATTTGGTAATGCTACGGTAAACGTGACAGGCGTCAAGGCTGTTGTTAAACTTAAGGTCGTAAACGTTTGGGGTGACATTAACACAGATCAGACTCCAAATTGGCAAGATATTAACCCAGTGCAGGTATCGGCATGGAGCGAAATTACCCCTAGCCAAACACCAAACTGGACTGATGTATTAGTACCAAATTAAGGATAAATTATGGCAAGCACATTCTCACCAACCCTAAGACTTGAGCTAATTGGCGATGGCGACCAGTCAGGTATCTGGGGTCAGACTACCAATACCAATCTAGGAACTCTACTAGAACAGTCTATTACAGGCGTAGTGTCTATTACTATGACCGATGCCAACTACACGCTAACTAGTTTTAACGGCGTATCCGATGAAGCCCGTAACGCTGTTTTGGTGGTAGGTGGTACAAATGCTGCAGTGCGGGATATTATTACCCCACTAGTTGAAAAACTCTATGTGGTCAGGAATAATACTTCTGGTGGATTCGCCGTCAATATTCGTGCATCTAGCGGGTCTTCTGTGTCTGTACCCAATGGCGCAACCGTCTGGGTTTACTGTGATGGCACTAACTTTAACGTGGTTGGTACTGAGTCTGTAGGTAACTTTGCGGTCAACGGCAATCTATCTGTTACAGGTAACACCAACGCAGTTGCTGCAACTTACACAGGCAACGTAGCGGCTCTTAATATCTCAACTGCAAACGTCACCGCTACAGGCGCTGGCACTTTTACTAACAACGTATCGGCAGCAAACTTTACTGGTGCGGGTTTAACCATAACCAGCATTAACGCATCTAACATCTCGGCGGGAACCATAGCAAATGCCCGTACAACTGCGGCTTCGGCAAACGGTGCTTCAACCATCGTAGCTAGGGATTCTAACGGTTCTTTTGCTGGTAACGTTGGAACTTTCGTTTCTATATCTGGTGCGGTATCAGGCAACGGTGCTGGCTTAACGGATATTAATGCAAGCAATATATCCAGCGGAACCATCTCAAACGCCAGAACTACTGCCGCTTCTGCTAATGGGGCTTCCACAATAGTAGCCAGAGACGCTAATGGTAGTTTCGCTGCTAATGTGGTTACTGCTACTACTGGAACTTTCACTTCTATTTCTGGTAATGGTGTTGCATTAACCGCTATTAATGCCTCAAATATATCGAGCGGAACCATAGCAAATGCCCGTACAACTGCGGCTTCGGCAAACGGTGCTTCAACCATCGTAGCTAGGGATTCTAACGGTTCTTTCGCCGCTAACGTAGGAACTTTTACGACTATATCTGGTAACGGGGTTGCTCTTACAGCAATTAATGCTTCTAACATAAGCTCTGGCACGGTAGCCACAGCTCGTATATCGGGGTCGTATACAGGTATTACAGGTGTCGGCACATTAGTTGCAGGTACATGGAACGCAACCACAATCGCTGTAGCTAATGGTGGTACAGGTGTTACTTCATCAACTGGTAGTGGAAACGTTGTATTAAGCGCAAGCCCAACATTTACAGGTATCCCATCAGGTCCAACAGCGGCTCCAGGGACAAATACAACTCAACTAGCAACCACAGCTTTTGTGACTGCCGCAACAGGCACTCTTGGCACAATGTCAACCCAGAACGCCAATGCCGTAGCTATTACGGGCGGGACAATAACAGGCATTACAGATTTAACCGTAGCTGATGGCGGCACAGGGGCTTCTACATTTACTGCAAATAGCGTTGTTTTAGGTAATGGCACTTCTGCTTTAAACGCTAACATGGTAGCTCCTGGCACGTCAGGCAACGTCTTAACTTCTAATGGTACCACTTGGACTTCAACAGCTGCAGCTGCGCCTACGGTAATTACACAACAGGGCTATGCTATGGATACCACCCATTCAATTTCAGTGTCAGGCACAAATAGACCTATTTTATTAACCCTTAGTTTTTCTAGTCTGAATAATGCATTAGCTACAATTTCAGGAACTTTTCAATGGGGTTTAGGATCTTTAACAGAAACCTATACATTCTTTTCTAACGTAAGCGTTAACTTTCAGGTAGCTCCTTCTGGAACAATAACAGTTTATTTAACACCGACAACCGCTACAACTCTTCAATTTAGAGCAGATACTACAGGAGGTGGTTTTGTATTTAGAAACTTTTTTGCATCAGCAATACAGTTGTAATGAGTTTTAAAGTACCCTAAAGTATAAGGTGCAAATAGTGAATCATGTCAGACGAACTGGGTTTATCGGCTGGTGCCAAGGGGATCAGCGAAGGAATTAAAACGGGCATGCCACAGCAACCAGCACAACCACAGGTTTAAGGAGAGGAAATGATTAAAGAAATTCAAGACTCAATCGAAGACGGCGAATTTAAGCCACGCCATACTATTGAAATTTACTGCCCTAATTGTGGGTACGACGTTTCTGAGGCTGAGTTAGCTGCCAAGATGTGCAGTGATTGTGGGCATAGCCTTGAAGAACCAGAGCAACACGTAGCTATCGTGGTTGCCAATATGTCGTTTGGTGGTTCTACTCTTTGAGGCAAAGAACAGTGAGATATGTCAGACGAACTGGGTTTATCGGCTGGTGCCAAGGGGATCAGCGAAGGAATTAAAACGGGCAGGGAAGCTGGTCGGGAGATTGGCAAGAACATTGAAGAAGTACAGAAGGAAGCAGTAGATGTAGCAAAAGAACGGGCAAATGCAAGAATCCGTGAGCGCAGGGAAGCAGAGTTAAAGAAGGAACGGGCGATATTTAAAGCCCTTGAGGAGTACAAACACCGTAAACAAATCACGGATGAGGAGTACAAACTAAGGGTAGATTTTGTTAAGAAGTACGGTACTAAAGAGTGGCAGAAGCTAATAGACATCAAGACCGAGATTGAACGGCTTGAGAAGGAAGACAGAAAATACTTTGATGCCGAGTTATCAAAGGTTAAATGGGTGCAGTTTTGGTGCTTTTTGGCTGCAGGCTGGATTGCTTATTTTATTGTATGGGGTGGTAAAAAGTGATAAAAAAACCAGACGATGCCTTATCTAAAGTACTGGCGTATGTAGACTCCCCATTTAAGCTGTTTGCAGTTATTTTGATGGCGGTGTTGGCGTTTGGCGGTTATATTATTTATGACAATCAGGAACTAATTGTTGGCACTTATAAAGAGAGTCAGAAGCTACCTAGTATTGTTGAAGATAGAGTAGATGATGCTGCAGTTCATTTATTTAAAACGACTGATGCAACTGTAGTAGCAATATTTAAAGTAAATCCTTTGTTTGACACTAGAGTACAGTATCGTGCCTATACAAAGACTGGTCGGGATAAAACGAATGATGGGCTAGATGTAGGGTTGTTTACTTCTAATCAAGCAAATAACCAAGATGTAGTATCTTTAATGGCTGGTAATGTACCTTGCGGTGAATACAAAGCGGCACAATCAGAAATTGGGCTTTGGTATATTGAAAAAGGGATGACCTTTGGATGTAGAATTAGTGTACCGCCAGACCCCAGTAGGTTTGTAGGGCAGATTACCGTTGGTTGGGATAAACCCCCAGCCAATTTAGAGCAAACTAAAGCAATGCTTTTTATTGCTGCAACCATGTTATCAAGGAGTAAGAAATAATGTTTACCCTAATATCTACAGCGCTGTCCTTCCTCATGGGGGGTCTGCCTAAACTACTGGACTTCTTCCAAGACAAGGCAGATAAAAAGCACGAATTAGAACTAGCCAAGATGCAAACGGAGAGAGAACTCCAGATGCTAGAGAGAGGTTATATAGCCCAAGCCCGTATCGAAGAGATCAGGACAGAACAAGTCCAGATGGAGACTCAAGCCCAAGAACGCACCGCCATGTACAACCACGATATAGAAATCGGTAAAGGTGCAAGCCAATGGATCATTAACCTACGAGCCTCTGTACGCCCTGTCGTAACCTACCTATTTGTTTTCCTATTAATCATTGTAGATGTAGCGTCTATCTGGTGGGCATGGTCTAGCGGTGTAGCGTTTGCCGAGGCTATTCCAATGGTGTTTGATGCAGATGAGATGCAGATTTTGGCGTCCATTATTGCTTTCTGGTTCGGGACTCAGGCATTTAGTAAGAAATGAAAGTAAGTGATAAAGCAATCAAAATGATTAAACACCACGAGGGTGTCCGTCAACGTCCATATCGCTGTCCCGCAAAATTGTGGACGATTGGTGTTGGGCATGTACTCTACCCACGGCAAGGTGCTTTAAAGATAGACGAGCGGGATGCCTACCCACTGGAGTACAAAGATGACCGTACCTTTTCGATGGAGGAAGTAGATGACATTCTTAGAGACGATCTTAATCGCTTTGAGCGAGGTGTTGAACGCTACTGTCCCGTTAAGCTCACTCAAGGTCAGTTCGATGCTCTTGTATCTTTTAGCTTCAATATTGGTCTGGGAGCATTACAGCGCAGCACCCTCCGTCAAAAGGTTCTTCGGGGCGAAATGGAAGGGGCGGCAGAAGAGTTCTTGAAATATACACTGGCTGGGG